CAAGTGTATCACCAAACGTGACTTTGAGCGTGAGATGGAAGAGCGTATTGGTATGGGTTGGGAAGTGACCGGATTCAATACCGAAGTGAAGAATGTCAACCCTATGGCAGGTGCCTGCTGATGAAATCCAAAGAAGTTACCTACATCTTTCTTGCATTCATTGCCATTCTCATGTGGAACGGAGTGTTGATTAAACGTGATCAACAACTCTTTAAAGCATATGATCAGGCATGTGCCGCACTTCCTTCACCTCACCCCGATTGCCGTTACGCCAAATGAACGATAAGGACATTCTTGAGTTTATCAAGGCATTCAAGGACTTCATGAAGCATTCCGATGTGGAGGAATACTATCATGAGGGTAGACAGGCATATCTGAAATATGAAAACAATGCCAAAGAAATTGTTCAGAATGAAATTGAGAAAAAGGCATCCGAACTGAATGTCAGTGTTGATTATTATCTGCAGGAGTTTGTATGACCGATCAAATTAAGATTTTACTTGCACTGGATCAGGTGGATAATCTGACATCTCTGTTGCACGGAAATGAGTATCAAAAGTATTTGTATTCTCATTTAATTTCAATTCAGATTGAACTCAAACGCCAGTTGACTTGTCACCAACATTCTGCTAAAATCAAGGAGTAATTTAATTTAAGAAATGAAAAGTCTTTACATTGTCGATTACTGGGTTCCGTTTCCTTCTTCCGAATACGGTGGCATTGTCAATCTGATTGCCGGAAGTGATACCGAGGCATTTGAGATTCTTGCAAATGAGGAACAGTTTGATGAACGCTATACGGATCGTATTATGGAACGTGTGGTGAACGCCCAGAAATTTGCACTTGTTGATGAATACGAGTCCGGCATTCTGGAGGCATTTACAACCTGATGATTGCCGAGTTTCCACACAAACCGCCCACAAAAGAATACTTTTATGAGTACGAACAATTCAATACAAGAGTGATTCGTATTTGGTTGTGTTGTACTCGTAAGTTTGATTACAATCTGGGTGCTCCGACAAAAACGATATGGGGATTCTATTCTCTAAAGAAAAAAGAATACTATGCCCCTGTCAATTCCAAAAGTATTGGCAATCAGGTTCATATAGATAATACAACTCCTTATTCGGCAATGCCACTGAAGAAAACGTCACTGGAGATGTGTTTTGTATGATGACATTTACGGAGGGTTTATTGGTCAAGTACAAGGAACAGACCGGAGTGATTAGATTCATTTCAAATCAGTACGTTACCATTTGTGTTGCAACCTATGAGCACAAGGTCCGGGATGTTTGTATGTTGGTGTATCCGGATCAATGGAAAGATATTCAAATCGTGAATGATTATGAAGAAACCGAAAAATAATCTGTGGAGAATCATTGCAAAGTCATTAGGTGAAAAGGCAGGTAAGACCGATAAAGAAGCGGACCAGGTTGCACTTGTTCGACTGATTATGTTTCTGTCCATTTTAATCACAAATGGATTCATTGTGTATAATGCTCTTCGTACTCATCATTTTCCAAATTATGAAATACAGTGTAACCTATCAGAAACCAAAGAAGAAAGGAAAGTACAGTAAACAGTCAGTTGTCTTTTTAGATGTGGAGAGTGCATTCTTCTGGAAGACTGTAATTGAATCACAGGGTTGTAAGGAAGTCGAAGTTCTGCCAGTATTTTAATCCGAGACTGGGACCGAGACTCTAGGCATAAAACCAATAATAACCCTTCCAACTGTAACGTCCGGGATTGCGTAAGCTCTTGAGAATACCCTGCTTATCGGTACTCTCAAATTGACGCACAGCAGCTGACATACTTTCACATCGAACCTCAATTTGTTCGGTTCTTTTACTTACACCAAACACCGCCTTCTTTTTCTTCTTATCTTCTAATATCTGCCATCTGTGCCCATATGCCTTGCGACCAGTTCTGGCGGCAAGTAGAATGTTGGAATTGTTTCTCGGATTGCCAGTAACCTGTTCTGCCGCTACTCTTGCTGATTCATAGTCTGTACATACACCGGTTTCAAGATTCTTACCACGTATCTTAAGACCAAAGTGTTTACCATCTCCACGGGTATGTTCATTCCATGGTTGAAGATGTGGAGGTGCCTGTTGTGTTCTTTTTACCTTTTGAGGGGGAGGAGTTTTAATCTCTTTTACCTGTTCAATGATAGGAGTAGGAGAAGTAATGATGGGATTGTATTCTGGTTTGTATTGTTCAATCCAGTAGTTTGTTTTATCATTGAATTCTGAGGTATCACATTCATCTAATTCTTTTATCATGAAGTTGTGTACACCATACTGACGGAATGCCTTGTGTACTGGTTCGGAGGACATTCTCTTGGAGTGATTAATGTGATTCACCCATTCTTTGTTCATTGGAAGTGTGGTGTTTCCGATGAACTTGTGCCCGTTTTGTTTGTTAATGATGAGGTAAATGATGCCTCTTGACATGTGTATTGTATGGTATTGTTATTGATTATATAGTATGGTATAATTGATATATTGCATAGTGTAGGAGAATTGATTATTTGTTTAATATTGAGTTTACGTTCTGTAATGTTTAAAAGAATGTATGTTAGTGTTCTATAACATTCTGTGGAAAAAGGTGTGGAGAAGTGTATAAATCTGTGGAATACTTATAAATATTGATTCTTCTAAGTTATTGTGAGATATTATTGATAAATGCTCTGAGTTCTTGTGAGTAAAGCGAGCGTACCATAAGACTTCGAATTTGTCAACCCCCACCCCGCGAAAATGTGCCGAGACCCACATAAGACCGCCTCAGGGCTTGACAATCCTTAGAATCTAGTCTAGAATATCAGCAAACCTAGACGAGAAATACACAATACTACATAAAATCTAGTCGAGAATGCATATATACTATCATAATCTCGACGAGACATCATACTTGCATCTCGTCGAGCTTTGTGCTATACTAACAACGTTCATACAATCTCGACGAGCTTATGTACGACGACTACGATCTCGACTATACATACACCAATGATTATGCAGATCTCGACGAGTATTATGCACAAGATGCACTAGATCTCGACGAGGACTACGCACGAGATGCATATGATCTCGAAGCGCTTGCATATCGACATTATGCATGATATAATCTAGACACATCACACATCACACATTACGTATCATGATTGCACAAAAACGCCTAGTACGTGTTACGCTAGACATCATGTGTTATGATGATCTAGATCTAGAGAATATGGATTGGAAAGAGTTACTAGAACTCGAAGGTGACGAAGATGTCTACAGTAGCATCAAAGAATTCGAACCCTATACGTAATGTGACACTTTAAGAACTGGCACAGACCCCCTTGATCAGGGGGTTTTTTGTGTTAGATTACATTCGTGGTTGAGGAATTCTCTACATTTTCTCCTCCCACCCCAAATATTATGAAACTCTTTGCCGCTAAATTCTATCAAACTCTGGTTTTAAATGTTGCTACCATCGCCGCAATTGTTGTGGGAATTGTACAATTTGCTGTGCGTTCGTTCAATGAGAACAACGGGGCAGAAAGGACTCGTAAGGTGATTCAAACCGTTCTGCAGTTCGTTGACAATATTGTGGAGAAACTGCAGGCACAATTGAATACCGATGTGCCGGTTGTGAAAGTGGCACAGAAAACTACCAAACGCCGCTGAGACCTGATATCTTAATTACATACCAAACAAAAACACTCAATGAAGGACATTCGTGTTAAGGTTACAACGAACGACGGTTGTTGTACTATCTGGTATGAACGCTCTAAGTTGAAGAATCCTACCGAAGTTATTTGCCAACGTGTTAACAATCAATTGGTTGGTTTGAATCTTAAAAGCGTGGAAGTTTCTGTGATTGGTGATACTGTGACAGTCTAGGAACTGGCACAAGGGCGGTTGCAGAATGCGCCGCCCCCTGTTACATTACATTTGTTGCTGAGGAATTCAATGGTTTTTGCCATCTCTCAAATCAACGGTTGCACGTACACTCTGGACCCTGACAATAACCGGGTCCTGATGTATGCTCCGCTTCTGTCCGATGGTTCATACGAAACCACCTATTCTGCTTATGATTGGGTGGAGTGGGATCGTTTGGATGATGATGTTTTAGAGGAAGCAGATCGTATTCATAAACTTCTGCTTGCTGATGCTCAAAACCCTGTTACTGCGGAGATTGTTTGATTATGTGTGGACCTGCTTTTGATTACACTTTCGAAGATTTTATTAATGATGCCGAACCTGAAGAATGGGCAGAATGGGAACGTAAGGCGGCAGAATTGGAGCTGCCTCTAGATTATTACATTGCCGAGTTTGTGTAATGTGCCAATTCTGAAACTGGCACATACCCCCTAGACAACCGCCCCAGATCCTGTTAAATTACATTCGTTCCTGAGACACTCATGACTTTTAACCGCGAAGAACTCCAAGATGCTTACATCAATCACACGATTGATAATCTGGATCGTAAAGATCTAGAGGAATTGGTATTCGTTCTGATGGATGCAAATCTTGCAGATTTTAGTGATGAACATTTCCTGGGGGAAGTGAAGGAATGTGCTCCTGAACTGCTGACTTGTGCCGGTTGAGGAACTGGCACACAGGGGGTTGCAAGAGACCCCCAACCCTGTTATATTACATTCGTTCCTGAGAAAACCACCGATGAGCGTTACCTTGACCGCCAACTACAAAGAAATCTTCGCTGCTCAAACTGTTGAGAAGATCGATGAATTGCTGGAAGACAACTATTACATCGATGATATCCTGGAGTTCATCGACAACAACAACGAGGAAGATTTCGTTGCATTCTATGAAGAGTACGTGACTCAAGGTGAGGACCTGGGTTATGATGTAGTGGATGCATTCGTAGGTTATCACGGCATCGCCAACGTTGAAAGTGTACGTGACGCCTACCGTGGGCATTATGATTCGGGTGCTGACTTTGCCGAAGAATATTATAACGATGTCTACGGTGATGTTCCTTCCTTCCTTGTCGTTGATTGGGAGGCAACTTGGGAGCAGAGTCTCTATTATGATTTTGATTTCGTGGATGGTTACGTGTTTGACAGTAACTTCTGAGGTGTGATATAATACAGAGAGGAATGAGTTTGCCTCTCTCTTCATTGAAAGTTACTCCTGTGGTGCTAATTATACCAATCGAATGGGTGGTAGAGGTTATAAGGAAAGGGGTGGTGCCCTTTCCTTTTTTTTATATCTTACCTACTATTTTTAAGCTGCCCCGGTGGCGATCATTTGCGTCATCAGGGCTACCCCGCCCCTCTCTCCCTTGTGAACCTATTATAGGGCAGCCAGGCGGCAGCGGAAGGGGTCCTGTGCCACTTCGTGAACTGGCACCCTACCGGTTGCGCTGGTGCCCCTGCCGTGCCATACTACGTTTGTTGATGAGGTTTCTCCGATGCGTAAGATCGAACGCCAAATGAACGATGCTATTGCCGCTGGCAAGAATTGGTGCTCTGATAATACGCAAGTCTGCTGGGATGGTGCTGCTCAGGTTGCCGAAGTCTTTCTGCACGGTAACCTGATTGCCAAGATTGGTTCGTGCTGGATTCAATTGTTCGATGGCAATCATCAAACCAAAACGACCAAATCTCGCCTGAATGCTATTCTGTGTGGGCACGGGATTGATGGTGAGCGTGTATTTCAAAAGAACTTTAATTGGTTTGTGAGTGTACCGAATGGAGGTGCAATTCCTTTCTTCAGTGGTATGCGTCTCAACTGACACTGTGACACTTGGGGAACTGCACACGGTTCCCCCCAGACCCCCTGCAGACCCCTTACAATAGCAGTATGAAAAACACCCACCTCGAACACCCCGAAGACACCATCCTGACGGGAGACCTTTCCGTTCTGGATTGGTTCGTGAATTCTGGCACTCTCAGTGTCAAGATTGATGGTGCGCCTGCTATTGTTTGGGGTACCAATCCTGCCACCGGAAACTTCTTCGTTGGCACCAAAAGTGTCTTCAACAAAGTTAAAATTAAGATCAATGAATCGCATGAGGACATTGATGCAAACCATGAGGGTAATGTAGCGCAGATTCTGCACTGCTGCTTCGATCATCTGCCCCGTGTGAAGACAATCTATCAGGGTGATTTCATTGGTTTCGGTGGATTGAATGAGTACACTCCGAACACCATTACCTATAAGTTCGGTGACATTGTAACCCAGAACATTATCATCGCTCCTCACACTTGCTATTATGCCGAGAGCGACCTTCGTGATGCTGTGGCAATGCCTGACCGTAGCATTTGGAATGATACCGAACACGTCAAGTTTGTGCAACCTGAAGCATACATTCTGCACGACCCCTGGAATCGTAGCAGCGGAACCGTGACCTTTGATGATGTAGAGGAAGTGGTAAAGTTTGCCCGTGTGATGGCACTTGCTGTGAAGTTTGTTTCTGTAAAGGAAGCGGCAAAGATCAAACAGCAACTGAACGCCTGCATTCGTTCGGGTGATACTATCGTTGCTGCCGACTTTGATTGTGACCCTAACCTGATTGGACTGTGGGCACTGGTTAAGTCTATCAAAGATGATTGTCTGCATCTCTGCCGCAATGATGGTCCTGCAGCATACATCAACGGAAACCGTATTGATGCTGAGGGTTACGTGATGACCAATGAGTTTGGTATGTTCAAACTGGTGAATCGTGAGGTCTTCAGCTATGCTAACTTCAACCACGGTCGGTTCCAGTGTGCCGGTTGACAAGGTGGCACACGGGGGGTTGAGATGCCCCCCAACCCGTGCCATACTATCTTTGTTGAGAGGGAAACCCACCATGTTTGACGAACTCTGGTCTGAGATTCAAGATGCTCCGGGTGAAATCTTCGACATTCCTGAGATGCAGGACAGCAAAGATTTCAACCTTGATGAATACCTGAAAGGTGATTATGATTACTGAAACTCTCTACCCCGAACTCAAAGAACCCACCATGTCGTTTGCTGAAATTGTTTCTCTGCTGCTGTCTCTGACCGAAGATGAGTTGGAGACTCTGGATGAGGACAAGTTTGCCTCTGCCCTTATCACTCTGCACCACTGATGGCACGAACTCTACAACAACTTAAAGAATCTGTTGATCGTTTGATTCAACAACAAGGTGAAGACGCACCTGTTGCTGCATTTATCTTCACGGGCGAAGATGTATTCGTGATGGATGATAATTGCGATCAGGTAACACAACCCCGTGAGATTGCAGAGAAAGTTCTTAACAATCTGGATGAATACGATTACCTCTACACTGAAATCTTTGACTGCATCGACAACGAACTCCGCGAACTGAAGGTGATTGTATGAACAACAACATTAAATCCTGGACTGACAATCGTAGCACTCTGATTGAGAGTTACGCCGAACAGATTATGGATGGAATGGACATGAAAACGATGGAGCAGTTTGTATTTGATACACTGGTAGATAATCTCAATAGCTATACTGAAGAGGAACTGATTGCAGAGATTACCGAATACAATCCCGACCTGCTGGAGGGCGTGTGACAGTTGAATAGGTGGCACACCCCCGCTTGCGGTTCCCCCCATTTGCTGCAATACTAAGGCATACCAAACGAAACGGAAATCAAATGACCGACACGCCCCGCGCCTACGCTGTCATCGGCGGATGGGATTATGAAGGCGAAGATTTCAACTCCCTGCGCCTGTTCGATTATCACTCTGCTGCCGTGGCATACGCTAAGGAACTGACCGAAGAACAGGGTTACGATTACTCTAAGTGTGAGTTTCGTTTGATTGAACAAACCCCCGCACTTTCTGAGATTCTGGAGAAAGCCCGCCGTGCTGAGCGTCTGGCGCTGCTGCCCTGACCAATCGGCAAACTGGCACACGGGGGGTTCCGAACCCCCACCCCATACCCTACAATTAACTCAGTTCAAACAAACGGCATGAAGGACCTCACCCTCAGCACCTACAACGGTTGGGCAACCTACGAAACCTGGAATGCTGCCCTGTGGATTCAGAATGATGATTTCCTCTACAATACTGCTGTGGCATGTGTAGAGTTTTGTGGTGAGAATGAGACCCCTTGGGACAAGTTTGTGCGCTGTATGATTGAAGGTCAGATCGGGCGTATGCTTGGGCAGACTAAGGATGGCGTTGCATGGGACAGCGTGGCAATCGATGCCGATGAGATGAACGAAATGCTGGCCGATCTCTAAACTGTCACACGGGTCCTGAGCACGACCCTAAACTGCTCTACAATTCTCTCAGTTCAAACAACCCCGAACTCCAAATGCGCTACAACTGCCAAGCACTCTACACTCTGGATGAAGTTGCCGAACAGTGCCGGAATGCAATCCTGAAGGCAGATCAACCTAAAGTTGCCGACAATCTGTACGATGAAATTCTCACTTTCTACCGTTGGGAAGATGATATCCTGCGCCTGATTCCTGAACCGATTGCTGCCTGATTCACTGTCCTGAGCATGACTCTAAACTGCTCACCGTTCCTTACACTTTCCAAATTAATTATGTCCCGCGATGTCATTCTCTCGCTCCTGCGTCAGGGTTCCACTGGTGACCAAATTCTGCAAATTCTTGATACAATTGCTGACGGGGTTTCTGGTGGTAGCAGTGCTGATTCCGCTGCTGCTCCTACTCTGATTGAAATTCAGTTCTAATACCTAACCCCTGTGCCGGTCGGCGCAGTGGCACAACGGAGGGGGCGGACCCCTCCCTTTTGCCTCTATACTGACCTCAGTTCAAACAACCGCTCATGACCCGCTACGATGTGATCTGCCCCTCCGCCCCCTGGGAGAACACTACCACTGATCAGGACCGCGCCTGGGACCTCTGCTACTCTCTGTCCGAAGAATACGGGTACGCTGAGGTCCGCTGCAACGGGGTCGTGATCGGAGACTACGGCAACCCCTCCACTTTCCTGGAGTGGCGCTGACCCCGCCCCGACCTGCTACAATACGATCAACCGC